GTTCCTGGTGGATCTGTACGACGTTGGTGAAGTTCTGGCGCACACGGTTCTGCGCGGTCGGAGCAGCGGCGCCCTGAAGCGCAGTGTTCTGACCGGGGGTGCGAAGGTCGTAACCTTCCCACTCGAATTCGGTAGACGTAACCTGCCCGCCGCCGTTGGACAGCCCACCGATGGTGGAGAAGAACGGCGTGGACGTCGGGGAAAGCTGGTGAAGCACACCAGTGTAGTTGGGCAGGTTATAGGTTGTGCCCAACCCTGTGATACCGGACATGGAACCCTCCTAAGGTTCTAGTGATCACTCACGATTTGCGAGCTTTGTGTTTTGCAGTCGAATGACCGTCATGACGTCACCGGCCTTGTTCGCTACGGCGATTTGCTCGTCAAGCGTCAGGGGGGTTTTCGGCAGGTTGGCCGGATCCGCAGGAACCTTGGGCACACGCGGGCCGCCACTTTGCGCGGCGGATTTTGCTAGGTGAGGCTTACGCTTCACCAAATCTTTTAGAGCCTCAGTGATGTCGTCGGCGTCGAACTCGCCGTCATCGCCGGGCTCGAACTGGGACAGGTCCAGGTTCAGGAGCGCGTCCGTGGGGTCGATCAGGACATCCTTGGCCGCAAGCTTCAGGTCCGCTTTCAGGACGCGTTCATTCGCCTTGGTCATAGCGCGGGCGTCGGCCTCACGCTGCCAGTCCTCGGGGGTCTTCTCATCCCCGGCCTTCGGTGCGCTGAGTGCGTCCAGCTTGTCCTGAAGGGCCTTCTTAGCGGCCTTCTCAGTGGCAAGCTTGGCTTTCATGGCGTCCAGTGCGCGCTTGCCGGGATCGCCGAGCGCTTCCTCGCCCTCGATTGCGCCCGCGGCGCCGGAGCTTTCGCCTTCACCTTCGGCGCCTGCCTGCTCACCTTCTTCAGCGCCGCTGCTACCCTGCTCCCCCTCGCCACCGTCTTCCATGACCGCACTACCGAAGGTTCGGCGGTGGAAGGCCATTAGTAGATCGATGCCTTCAGGTGCGGTCAGGTCGATGCCATGGATGGTCCGCTTACTCATGATGGTGATTCCTTTTCGTCAGCCCCATTGCGGGGCATAAGAAAACCCCCAGCCATTGCGGCAAGGGGTTGTTGACAGGGTGTATATACACCCTGTAGTCTTTATCTATCGGAACAAGCCGATAAGGGGAAGGCAAGAAAATGACGAAGACTCAGACCGCAAAGATGATGGCAGCAGCTAACGGCGTTCTTGCCGAACTGGTTCGCACTGGCGAAGTTGCCAATACTCGAGAAGCCAAGATGGCTGCATACGGCGTCATCTTCGGAATGATGATCGAAGCCTAGAGACACTTAGGGGCCGGGAAACCGGCCCCACTCGCCCGCATTAGGAGTAGGGACCCGTTATGGAATATCAGAACAAGATCGACGCCGACGCTCTGGCCAAGTTCCACCGAGAGCAGGAGCCATTGGATGCCGAAGCCGTGGTGCTGTTCGAGTCCGGGTGGTCCGGCCGGCCTGTGCAATGGGATGAGTTCACGCCCCGTCAGCAAGACCATTGGCGGAAGGTCGCCATGAAGGCTAGGGAGATTCACGCCCACCCGATGTGCCATGAAATCGCTGCCGCTAGTGCACTGGAAGAGGCGGCTAGCGCTGCGCAAGATGACCAACTAGCAACCGCCGCCGAGGTTATCTATGATCTCTGCGCACGGGCCGCAGAGTTGAGGGCCAGGGTGGTCATTAAGGCAGGGCCGGAGGCATGAGCCGAGATATTTTCGATTTCCTAGCAGGCCGGATAGCTGAGGATGAGCGGGCGGCTCGGCGGGCCGCGGGTCGGACGAATGGGGTATGGCAGGAAAGCGGTTCGCGCATTTTCTGCAACGGCGGAATGATAACGGCCGCATGGTCAGATGATGCCGAGCATATAGCCCGTCATGATCCGGCACGCGTCTTAGCTGAGTGCGCGTCTAAGCGGGCGATCATCGCGGAGCATAAACCCGACTGGGCCGGTCCAGTCTGCGTGCGGTGCCGGTTCATTGGCGGGTACGTCGAGTCCCCATGCCCTACCGTGCGCGCTCTCGCCAGCGTCTACGTCTCACACAGGGACTACCTGAAGGAGTGGGCATGAGCCGCGGCACCGTTCATCGCACTATCCGCATAGACGATCCCCTATGGGAGCAGGTCAAGGTCAAGGCGGCGGCTGAGGGTATGACCATCAGTGACCTTATCCGCGACCTGCTCCGCAAGTGGCTCGCTGACTAGAAAATGTAGGCGTATTGCCTGAGCATGCCGATAGCTTCCTCGCGGCTGCTGGCAACCTTGAAGATTTCCTCGGGCATAAGGCGCGTCTGGCCCGGATTCGTCGCGCCATACAGGCCGCGCTTTGTCGTGCCCATCCGGGTAGCTTTCTGGCCTGACTCGGTGACATACATTCCTTGACGGGCGTTGACAACCTGATTCATGTCCGCGCCCGCGTCGATAGCCTCCACGCCAGCCTTGCCGAACGCTTTGACGCGGGCCTCGGGTGACAGCGCCTCGTAGTAGGCTTTCGGATCCGTCTCCGGGTAGTCGTCAATGTTCTCGTCAACGGGAATGTGAGTGCAGTGACAGCGGGGATGCCTAGCGAACGGCGTGGCCTTGCCGTACTTCTTGCCGGCCAGGATGATGCACCGGGAACACGCGCCGGCCTGCACCATCCGCACATACGACTTCGGCCGGAAGTACGGCTTCACCAGCCCGTCAGGGCCGCTGACATACGTGTGACCGCCAGGACCCTTGAACGGCTCGGCACTCGCTGGGGCCGGGGCGTCGCGCATGAACATGGAAACCATCGACGCCGAAGACCCAGCCCCGGCAATCTGAGACTCCACAGCAGTACGCAACGCAGCTGCGCCGGCATCCATCGCGCCGGCCAGTGACGCGCCGCCAGCAATGGAACGCTTAGCGTTGACCGGGCCAGTCAGCAGCAGACCATTCATGGACCTGCCGTCATCCGTGAACCCGGCAGCGAATCCCTGAGGCCTAACCGCAGCCTCAGTGAGCGACGCCGCGCCGAACGCCTCCGCAACGCTCTCCATGTACGGATCCACATTCGCGGCCATCACAAACTGCGCCCGCTGCACCAGCACGCCGGCATGCGCTGCAACCATGCCCCAACTCGCAGACATTGACGCCGGATTCACGCCACGCCACAGGGTCACAACAGCCGCTGCGGTGCGATCCGCAAGGCTGATCTGCCGCGACTGGAAGTCAGTAGCAACCTCAGCGACAGTTGCCACGACTAGGCCACCGCGCCATTATTCACCGGCGGCGGTGCGGACGCATTCAGAAGGTCACCGATGCCCGCGGCCATATTCCGCTGCGTCTCGGCCGTCTTCATGTCCATGATCCTGGAGATCTCAGACGGTGAATGACCGTTCTTTTCCAGCAGATACTCGAACGGGTAGCCGGACTGGATATCCTTCACCATCGCGTCGGCCTTCTGAGCCTCAGAGCGTGACTCGGAGTTCTTCCACTTGACCACGCCAAGCTTTGCCTCCTGCGCCATCTTGTCATCGCCCTTCTGGATGGCAATCAACTCGAAGACGTCACGGACCCGCGGCTCAAAGAAGTCCCGCGCCTGCATGACCTTCTGCACCAGGCCAGCCTCAGCCGCCATGATCGCATCGGCAGAAAGGTTGGACATGCCGGCGCCGGTCATCAGGTAGTGCTGCGGGGTGCGGGTCTGTGCCGCGATATGCCTGACGGCCTTCTCAATCGTGTCCGTGAACACGTCAAGCTTCGCGGCATCCCACTGGCCGATGGAAGCATGCTCGCCCGTCAGCCACAACATGCGGCCTTGGGTCAGCTTCTCCTCGTCGATGTCCCGCTCGCCGATCTTGTTACCAAGGGAGTCGATGATGGGGATCTTCGGCGGCGCCTGCCCCATGATCACGCGGGCGGGCATAGAGGCGTAGTCAGCAGCGTTGAACAGGTACGCCCACAGCAGGTTAATGGCGTTCTGCATCGGAATGACGCCCTGAATCTCCGACAGCGGGCCAGTGCCGAGGACGGGCCGGTTCGGGAACTCTACCAGCGGGACAACGCCCAAGTGATTTACGCCCGACGCCTCTTCATCCATAACCCAGCCGCCATCAAAAGACAGCGACGAAAGGACGGTTTCAGGCAACGCGAGGCCAGTAAAACCGGCGAAAACGCGGGCGCGCTGGAACTTATAGACGTAATCGGCATCGTAGAGGGTGACGAACTCCTTATTGGCGTCCAGGTCATCCCAAATCACCATGCCATACTTACGGCGGCGGTTCGTCTCCGCGTCATACCAGACAATCGCCTGCCGGGCATCGCGCCACGTGATGATCGGCTCGCCGTCAGGATCGCCCCACACCAGAGCGAACGAACGCCGGCAGATCATCGCATCCAGGAACCCCTGAGCGCTCCACGAGTCCTGCTCATTCATCAGCCAGGAATCATAGAGGCTCTTCTCACGCTTCGACTGACGGGAGCTTGTGGAAGACGGCAGTTTGAAGCCCTGAACCGCGATCCGCTCCGACGTCGAGTTGGCTACAACCTCGCACCAGTTGTCAGTGAACCCCTTATAGCGGGTCGAGTTGAAGTTCTTCCATTCCTTCGATGCGAAGGTGAGCGGCTGTTTGCCCTCGTAGAATTCCTTGAACTCGGTAGCCTCCTGCCCGCGGTACTGAAGAATGCGGTAAAGGCGGTTTACCTGCTCCGTAGCTTCCTGTTTGGTAAGCAAGCAATCCCCCTTAGAAGACGTACGTGTATTCGGGCTCAGTGATGGCATTGGCGCCTGACGCAACGGCATCAGCGGCGGCCTCATGTGCCAGTACTGATGACATGGCAAGGTCGATCTTTTGGAGTTCAGACGCTTTGCCGAGGATGTACGTCTGGCCCTGGCGTGCGCGCTCCACCGCGTTCCGCATATGGAATGCGGTGGTTTCGCAGCCGTCATGGGAGAACTTCGAATCGGGCTCGATGATGTCCGTTTTCATGCGCTCCAGCGAGGCGTGCATCTGCGAGATACGGTTAGTCCGCCACTCGAAAAACACCTTGTCGCCGTAGGCTGCTTTCCATTCGTCAA